GAAGGGTGCAGATAAAGAAAAAATGTATATTTTTGAAGAACTTAGCACGGACCACGGATTAAAAGTTGACAAAGAACTACAATGGATGAAGGCTTTAGAAAACATAAAGCCAGAAAAAAGAATTTACATTCAAAACATTCTTCGTAAAGGTGAAAAGATTACGAAAGAACCAAGAGTACGTTTATCTACGATACACGGAGCAAAAGGCGGAGAGGTTGACAATGTAATGTTATTCTCTGATTTAGGAAGAAAGGCTGATGAAGAATATTGGCGGCACAGAGATTCAGAACGTCGTGTTTTTTATGTTGGTATGACAAGAGCACGACATAGCTTAAACATTGTTCGATCACGATCGAACAGAGAATTTACGGAGGCATTTTAATGTTTACAATAGACACTGCGTTGAAACAAGTTCGCGTAACAGAAAAGCAAGTACGTAAAATACGTGCAGAGTTACCAAAACTCAACCGTGAGAAAGTTGATAGAGAGCTTAAATTATTGCTACTTGATTTACAACTCCTCACAAATGATTTACAAGCAATACAAAAGAAAGAGAGGGCCGATGAGAATAAGTAAAAATATTTTAGAAGAAACAATAAATATTGTTACCGGTCAACGGCAAGAAGACTACGGCGATAAAGTTACTAATCATCAAAACATTGCTAACCTATGGAGTTCATATCTTGATAAAGAAATATCAGCACACGATGTAGCCATTTGCATGTTATTAGTAAAAGTTGCAAGACTTAAAAACAAAAAAACAAATGATTGTTATATTGATATGGCTGGTTATGCCGCCATTGCAGGAGAAATAAATGACTCAGATTCCTCTATTCCAACCACCGAGTGAGTGGACACCACCAGAGAAGATACCAGATTTATCTGACGCTAAAGAAATAGCTATTGATTTAGAAACTTGCGATCCAAGTATTAAAACAAAAGGACCTGGGTGGACTAGAGGCGAGGGCTTTATCGCCGGTGTTGCTATTGCTGTTGAAGGTTGGAAAGGTTATTTTCCTATTAGACATGAGGGTGGTGGTAACTTTGATGAAAAAATAATTAAGAGACAAATACAACGGATCATGGACCTTCCATGTGATAAAGTATTTCATAACGCCGCTTATGATGTGGGTTGGCTACGTTGGTGGGGTGTAGAAGTAAAAGGTAAAATTATTGATACATTAGTTGCAGCACCACTTATAGATGAAAATAGATTTAAATATAACTTAAATGATCTTGGTAGAGACTATCTTAAAGAAACAAAGTCAGAAGCATTATTATATGAAGCAGCAAAGGAGTGGGGACTAGATGCTAAAAGTGAAATGTATAAATTACCACCAATGTATGTTGGTAGCTATGCAGAACAGGACGCGGATCTTACACTTAGATTGTGGCAACATTTTAAAGTAGAGTTAATAAAGCAAGAGTTATCAAGTATCTTTGACCTCGAAACACGGCTCTTTCCATGTTTGCTTGACATGAAAACAAAAGGTGTAGGTGTTGATTTACAAAAAGCAGAAAGAATAAAAAAAGATTTACGAAAAAAAGAAAACGCAGTTCTATTACAAATTAAAAAAGACACAGGAGTTGATGTAGATGTCTGGGCAGCCATGAGTGTTGCAAAGGCATTTGATAAATTAAAAATTAAGTACGATCGCACAGAGAGAACTAAACAACCAAAGTTTGATAAAAACTTTTTAAACACACACAAACACCCTTTAGCTAAAATGATTGTGCACGCTAGAGAGTTTAACAAAGCGCGTACAACTTTTATTGATACAATATTAAGACATTCGCACGACAACAGAATTCACGCCGATATTAATCAAATGCGTAGTGATGAAGGAGCGGGAACAGTTACAGGACGTTTCTCGTACAACAATCCTAACCTACAGCAAGTTCCAATGAGGAATAAGAATATCGGACCGATGATACGATCAATCTTCGTCCCAGACGAGGGTTGCAAGTGGGGGTCATTCGACTATAGCCAACAAGAGCCTCGTGTTCTTGTCCACTTCGCCGCGCTTACCGGTGGCGGTTTGAAAGGCGCCGACGAGGTCATTGAATCTTACCAAACAGAAGATCCAGACTTTCATCAAGCCGTTGCCGATATGGCGGGCATAGACAGAAGCACCGCTAAAACTATTAATCTTGGTATGATGTATGGCATGGGTAAGGGTAAACTTGCTAGCCAACTAGGATTAGATAAAACAGAAACAGAAGATCTGTTCGCCAGGTTTCATGCTAACGTGCCGTTTGTTAAACAGTTAATGGAACAAGCAACACGGCGCGCGGACCAAGTAGGTTACTGTAGAACTCTACTAGGCCGTAAGTGTCGTTTTGATTTATGGGAACCGCGAGCATTTGGTATTCACAAATCATTACCATTATGGGAAGCAGAAAAAGAATACGGTAGAGATTTAAAAAGGGCATGGACATACAAGGCTCTTAATAGATTGATACAAGGATCATCAGCAGACATGACAAAGAAAGCTATGGTCGATCTATACGAAGAGGGTATTGTATCTCACATACAAGTGCATGATGAATTAAATTGTTCTATTGAATCAATAGAAGACGGTAAAAAAATAAAAGAAATAATGGAAACCACGGTAGAATTAAAAGTTCCACTAAAGGTTGATATGGAAGTAGGGCCATCATGGGGAGAGATCCAAAAAAAGTTCTAGGTGATATAAACGAGTTTAAAGCTATAATTAAATTTTTAAACGAAGGATACATGGTATTTAAAAATGTATCTGGCACAGGGCCAATAGACCTTGTTTTAGTGCATCAAGAAACAGGTGAAATGAGAAAAATAGATGTAAAAACCATAACTTATAGAAAATCATGGGCACCCAACACAAAGATTGCTCGACAACGTAGCAAGGAACAAGTAAGGTTGGGGGTTGAATTTGAGTTTATGGACAGGGAAGATGACTAAAGTGTTTTTATTGGTGGTGAGTTTATGGGGTTTTAACGGATCAGATTGGGTTTACACCGGTAATCAGATGGTATTGCAAGATAAGTTTAATGAGTTAAAAGCTTGTGAAGATTTTGGCCGTAGTTTTATGAAGTTTGAAATGAATAAATACTTTACTTTTAAAGTACAATGCATAGAAGATTTAAGTAAAGAGACTTGACAATCCCATATTATTTTATTATATCCTATATTGTTATTTCATAAATAACTTTTCCTTTAGTTAGGGCGTAAAGCAAAGTTTACGCCCTTTTTTATTTGACTTTTTGCATAAAATCCCATATATGTGGGGCATGACAGATATAACTAAATATAAATCAGTGGCGATAAAAATAGATGCCTATCAAAAGGCTATGCCCATGGCAAATGAGAGATACATGACCATGGGTGCATTTATTCGTTACTTGATAGACAAAGAAGCAAAAGAAAATAACAAACAACCAATTGAAAACGGAAAGGACAATCATGTCGGAACAGAGTGAGAGAAACGTTAGATCAGCACTATATGTGGCTGTATTAAATAAACTTCAAGGACGGCTCTCGGAACTCGAAGCAAAAGAAATTTTACTAACAACAAATCCGACTTACATTACAAGTAAAGAACATGATCATGCGGAGCACGTACAAGAATTGTATGATATAATCATGCAGAAGACTGAGATAAAAGATGCTCTTAATGACGTTAAGACGACATACTTTAAATCAATGCCACAAGGGCATGTCCCAGATGACAAAAAAAATAGTTAGTGGAGTCGTTAAATATACAGAAAAAACTGACGACGGAGAAATAGTGGATCTATTAAAGGTACACTATACAGACGGCACTACAAAAGATTTCACGGTTGCAGAATGGAAGCACTCGTTCAATGAGGGGCGTAGGCTTTGGCAACTTCACGAGAAAAAATTTAAGGATTCTAATGGACAATAAAGAAATTAATTTTGATATTTATCAACCTTTCGGACCAAGCATACTAAAAACTAAACTACCACAGATATATGTGGACGCACTAAATGAACAATCAGATACAATATTAAATGATGAGAAACTGAGCAAGGAACATGATTGGAGTCATAACCTTGCTGGTAACGTGAAGAAAGAAATAGCCATAGACCACATGAAGATAAAAGGTTTTCCAGAATTCCTCGCAGCGATGTCAGAGGAATACTCTAAACGTGTCCTCCCAGACCCCATTCCAGCGGGCACCAAGATAGCGTTTCGAGTATGGACAGTTAGCCAATGGGCTGGAGATTTTAACCCGATGCATATACATGATTCAAACTTATCGGGAGTTTGTTTCCTTAAAATGCCTCCAGATTTTGATGACGAGTATGCAAAGGAGGATCATCACCCAACGGCTGGCTGTCTTGAGTTTATTGGCTCAATACCAAATCATTTTGCAAGGCATAGCTTTCTTGTAAAACCAGAGGTCGGTGATTTTTATTTATTTCCTAGCTGGATGATACATCAAGTGTATCCATTTAGAAGTGAAGGCGAAAGAAGATCGATGGCATTTAATGTTCATCTTACATTAGAAAAAGCAACGAAAGGTGTAAATGTATAGCAGAGACCACACTAGGTGGGATAAGCCAGCTAAAAATTTACGTTATAAATGTGATAAAAAAGACTTCCACCGCAAGCGGTGGGAAGATCTAACTATTAAGGAAAGAGATTATTGGCGCGGTCGTGTTCAACAATGGGATCAAGACAAACGCTACGCGGAACAACTTAGACACTCTTCGTCTTCGTCATAATTTGTAACAAATACTTCTCGCGGTGTAGTTTTATATTCTACTTCGTCAGCACATTCGCAAAATTTTTTTGATTCTAGTTCTTGTACTCTACCTTGTAGGTAGACAATAATATCCTTTAATTCTTTTTCTGTCATTCTATCTCCTTTGTTTTGAGGGTAAGCTTCTAGCTATACACCATAACAAAGATAGATTTCAACATCTTTTATTTTTGGGATAATTTATCACCAATCGCCCATAACATCAGCGCGATAAATCCTAATAATCCCGTGATGATAAAAAGTAATCCTATGATAACCCACGCCGTCATGTAATCTCTTTCATAGTTTTCGCCATGGCATTAGCTCTGTTTGGTGTTTGTTTTGCCCACCGTGAGTCTAGCATCTCGTAGCTCGCGCCTATGTAGTTCTTTTCTGCTAATGCTTTCCACATGTTACGGAACTTTGATACGCCGTTTTTACCCAGCTGAAATACCATCTCGACGATTATTTCTTGCGCTATCTCATCGATGTCCGTGCAATCATGTTCTTCTTTTAGTTCTCTTGCTCCCTTAATTGCGTTTTGTAGATCGTCAAGTAATATGTCCATTAAGAATTTTTCATCGTACTCTTTATCGTCTTCCCAAAAATCTTCGACGCAAAGATGACCTACGCCCACGGTCCGCTTACCAAGTGTATCGAGATATACCTTATTACGATAGCCCTCGTGTTTTTTTACTGATTTTAATAATCTATCCATGTTCATAGTCTTTATAATCTCCTTTTAAATATGTTATCGTTCTAACCCAACCTGTTGGTATTGCGATATGTCTGCCACCCTCTTTATCGCCATCGAACTCTGAATAATCTGCCATGATTATAGTTTTCTTTTCATCTTTGAACATAAGCCAACCAACCGAGTGACACATGGCTAGTCGTTCTTTTTGTATGTCTTCAAGAGAGTGCCAACCTGTTTGTCCGTCTTTGGCATCGTACCACGTAACAAGGACCAATGGCTTATTCATGTTATCCCATGTACTCCTAATAAGTTGACACGTCAAGAATAAAATGGTAACGGGTAGTAACGGTTGACAACGCCTGGAAACCAGGCATGCGAAGGAGAAAGAATGACAGATAAAAAAACTAAATTATTAGAAGAATACATGAACAAATGTCCTTTTATAGAAAAATTTTCTATTGAGAAGTTAGATAAAGAGGGAGCAACAATTAGTATTGCATTTGATGATGAGCATTTAGAGTGGGAAACTGTAGAGAAAGAGGAATCAAAATTATGGACGCCATGGACAAAATAAATAAACCAGACTATTATAACTTATCGAAACCAAAGAAAGTTGAAGAAACGACCAAGAGAAAGTGTTTAATGTGCAATAAACACGTACCAATGACCAAGTTTCAACGGTATTGTAGTGTAAATTGTAGAACTAGAGCAACGAATACTACGAGGTATTTGTAATGTTTTTAATAATATATTGGAAAATAGTTATTCTTGTTCTAGCGTTGAGTTTTCTGTTAAGTCTTCTATAACTTCTATTTCGCCATTTACAATATTGTGATCGCGTATTTCTTTTAATTTTGCTTCAAGTTCTGGTCTTGACATATTATCTAAAGACGCGGTTACAACCTCTTTACGATCTACATAAAACCCTGCAAGTTGACCGCGACGATATTCAGCTTGGACAGCTGGTCCTACTTGACCATTGGTAACGGCAATATCTCTTAATCTAGCGAGTTCACGAGAGTGTTTAACAAAATCTATTTTACTTGCTTCGGCATATTCTCGTTGTAAGTTTTCGATTGCCTCTACAACTTTAGGAAAGTATTTTGGATTACGAAGATTACAAGCTTGTGATACAGCAGACTTTTCAGAATATCCAGCTTGTTTTGCACATTCTGTGGCTGTCAATCTCCCATTTTCTTTTACAAATATCTCAACAAATGCTCTTTGTTTAGGACTCAAACTATCGTTCTTTATCTTAGGCATATTTTATTTTAATACACTTTTTCATTTTTGTATAGATTATTATTATTATAATATATTATATATATTTTTTATTTTATATTGAGAAATCACATCTGTGAGGTTACGTCTGGTTACGTCTGGTTACGTGGAGGTAGTAACCCTATTAAGCTATGTTTTTCAATGAGTTAAGTGCAAGGTTACGTGGTTACGTCAGTTTTGTAAAAAATTAAAAAAACTTTTTTAAATTCTGTGTAAAAATATTATACAAAACTATTGACTTATATAATAATGGGATTATATAGGATAATGTAGTCAATAAGACGACGTCTGAGATGTCTTTGTAGCAAGACCTTATTGATTACAAATGTTAGTAATTCAATCATACTAACTGCATAGGCGACGGAGTTATTCGGATAAGTCCTATGCAAACTTAATCTTCCGTAAGAGGAGGGGTCAGTAGACGTGCTGAATGATCGCGAAGAAAAGACAATCCCGTCGCGCCTCTTACGAAAGGTTAAGAGTTTATATACTGTGAAAGTGGATAAAACCGCCACCGACTAGTGTTCCGATAAGTACTTTAAAAAGGGCGATCAGTATATAATATTGAGGGGTGAAAGAGTGTTTGTAAAAATAGATCGAGTAACCCCAATTAAAAGGAGTAATTATGAGTTATATGAGTGAATTAGATTTAAGTATTAGAGAATTAATATTTGATGGGAGTTTAGAAGAAAACATAAAAGAAAATATTGGAAAAAAAATAACCATACGAGGTCGTGATTATATTGTATCTGAAAAAGATATAAGAGATTACTATAATCAAGATGAGTAGTATCGTATATAAATCTGGCGGTTACGTTTCTGTGCCAATGTCGGAAAACTTATTTTGGAATAGAGTTGGTTGGCTTCGTCATGCTATGCTCACGGCGGAAAATTTTGAATTTAGATTACTATACTTTCATAAGCTACAAGACTTAATGAAATTTGTTCCATGAGTTGTATTGAAAATGAAATGATCCTTGAAAGTCTTTACGAAAAATATTTAGATTTAGGATATGATGAGGATATGGCTAGTGAACTAGCTTTTGAGGAGTTTGCAAATTTACAATAATGTTCTTGACAACTTATTATTCCCATGCTAATGGGATAATATAATTTTTAACAGAAAGGAAAAATTATGAATAAAGATGATATAAGATTAAATAAATCTAAACGCGACGCAATCAAGTTAGCTTGGCGAGATGTTGTTTTAAAACAAACACCAACTGCTAAAGATGAAGATTTGCGTAATGCTTGTGATAACTTTAGAAACCTAGAAAAGTCAACGTGGGATTCTGTAATCAAACCAACTGTTGAAAGGTTTTATCCTCAATCAGATATGAAGATACTTAAAAAGTATTCTAGGGGTAATAGTTATGGCACGTTTGCCGAGTGGGATAATTGCTTTTACTTTAAACCGACTTTTGAAGATAGGAGTGAGGTGCAGTTTAGGTGGAGTTACAATGGTCAAGATATGACAGCATTATATTATGATGATATCATGAATCTTGGTGGTAATCCTAACTGCGAAATAGAATATGAAGATAAAGAGGCAAGTCCTAAATTTTATG